TAATGGCATCAATCTGTTCTCTTGGAACTGGTCCAAGTTCTCCCCTCTGAATAGATCTGAGAAGTAATTGGTCTTCTGCTTTATCTTGTGGAGTGTAATCTCTTGCTATTTCTGTTGATGATGGTAGTTTGCTTGTATCAATTGCCATAGAATCCTTTGCCCCATCAAATTCTTGCTTTGTTGGTTGTGCTGGTGTTACTGGTTTATTTCCACCAATTACTTGACCACTGTGGGGTTGATACGAATTAAATCTCGTAATATTTTTAAATCCTGTTGATTTTTTTCGTTTAGCTTCCTCTAATGAAATATTATTCTCATAAGTTCCTCTACTTAAAACAGTACAAATTACTGGGATTCCATCAATAAAATAACCACGCACCCATTCCCCACCACAAAGACCTGTTGATCCTCTACAAGCATTCCCCTGAGAAGTTGGTCTTTCTACAATTGCCCATGGTAATTTATCATCTGGAATATCTTGACTGTGATAATTGGGAATTCTTACTTTAACCCTATCACCCCACCCATCTGCGTCAATTTTATCCTGTATTTGGTTTGGAGGAATTTGTCCGATAAACATTTCCTCATACTTTATGTTCCCAAAAGGTTTTGCCATATTACTTCTTGTAAAGTCCGTAAGAGTCTCTAACAAGTGTCATAGATGTAAAAGATCTCAAAGGATCAAAGTGATGACACAAATTAACAATTAAATATTTACCACTATTTACTGGATCAACCGCACCTTCTACTTTTTTATCTTGTGTAATAGTTTCAAAGTTACAAAAAATTGTATCTCCTGCTTTTAATTTTAGATTACAAGGAACTTGAACTTCAATAATTTGAGTAAAAAGTGAATTATATCTCATTGGAGATTTTGCTTGCCATTCTTTTGGATCATTATTTTCAGATCCACTTACGGTAGAACTTAAGGAAGCAATATCTTTTATATTAAAGTAAGTTCTGGTAAACGAACTTACATTTGGAATCTCAATATCCTTTCCAAGAGATTCTTCTAGACTTGTTAAAGAATAATCAACTTCTTCATACTTTAGTGTTTTGTGATTAAAGAAATAATTCCTAGATTTATAAACACCAGATTTTAGAGAGGTAATTACATCTTCCTTTTTTATGTCACATTTTCTGACAATTTTATAATCATTTTGATCATTTTCTAAATTAGACTTTAATACATCCGTTCTATAATATTCACCTACTCCTGGTGGAGGTGATTGAGAAATCAAACTATCAATAGATCTAAAATTAAAACCTGTTCTAGTTTCATAGAAAAAATATCCTGGATTTCCTTGAATTGGTGTTGATCTTGGACACAGACTTTCTATGATAACAGAAAAAGGATTTCTATTTTTACCTTCAAAATCATATGGAATTTTTGTTTCATCGGTAAAAATTCTATTACCAGCAACTTTTAATTCTTCTATTAAAATTTTTCTAACATTTTCTGATATTTTACCTCTATATGTTTTTGCGATTGTTGATTCCATATTTGTCTTCGCTTCTCGTGACACCAAATTTAGTATAATTCCCTCACGATTTGATTCCTGACTTGGATTAATTTGTTTATCAAAGATAAGAGGATTTTTTGTAAAGTCCAAAGATTCGGATCCAGACTTGTTGGTGATTTTAAAAGATACATTAATATCGCCAGATAATAAAAACGCAGAACTTAATGTTCCATAACGAGATTGTTTATCATATTTTGAATCATATTTTGTTGATCCACCAATATCCATAATTGATAAAACAGCACTCACATTTGGGGATAAAAGACTTTCATAATAATCAAAACTTGTTGGTTTAGGTCCATAAGGATCTGTCCCGCTAATGTCTATTACCTTACCGTTTTTTTCAATCTGAAAGACTTCATATGCTGATGCTGCTGCTGCCTTATTCATTTATATTATACTCTCCATATTGGTGGTACTTTTGATTTTTGTGGAGTAGATCTTGATGGTTGCTGTATTGGAACAGGATATGGAAATGGAACAAAAGTTTCTACTGGTTGAACAGCATAAATGAAAAGTGATTGATTTCCACGATTACTTGTACTATTTAATAGTCTATTGCCACCACCTCCACCAGCAGGAACTAATTTTAAATCTTTCAATTGTGGGTCAGCACCTTTTCCAGACAATGGAATAACCTGTGCTGGTTTAATCTCTCCAGCAGATGGTTTAGCATTCATTACCCCATTGGCAACATCAACTAGAAGGGAATTGGATGCTCTAAAACCAACCCCATTAACGTGAAGTGATATGTGAGGATATGGTTTATTTCCTTCTCCTATTGTTCTTCCAGATGCGCCCTGATATCCTAATAAAGTTCCTTTGGGAATTACTTCTCCTTCTTTTGCTCCTTTATAAGGAAGATTTTTAAAGTGCCCCATCAGAACTTCATATTCTTTATTTCCCCTCTTAAAGTAATAAGCACCATAATATCCAAATCCACTACCAGCAGGACCCAAAACGTTAGAAGTTCCTTGTAATCCAACAGATGGCATTCCATCTGTCCCTTTACTCTTGTAAATTAGATCAAATGGAGCGTAAATTGGAGATCCAATTCCTCCAGACAAATTCATATCTAAACCTGTTTGATTCCCATCAGGATCTCCAGTTGGTCCAATAGAGGCACCAGATGCATAAGTTTGTCCAGAATATTGTTGATCGCGGGTTGCTTGAAGATCTTTTTGATCTTGAGGACCGAATCCAGGACCTTTAGTTCTTGTTGGTTGATTTAAAGAACTCCATTCTCTAAAGTTTTTTGACAACTCTGCAAGTGCCATAACATTTTTTTCATCTCGTTGAGTTGTTTGGTTAATACTATCAACTGCTAAAGAAAAGTCTTCAAATCCAGCACTCATTCCTCTCTCAGATTGTTTTAATTGCCCACTTTTTCTTGGCGCATACGCAGGTTGAGTCTTTTGATCAGTTCCCTGAACAGTTCCACCCTTTGAAAACTTCTGAGGTTCTTGTGGTTTTTGTACTGGAGATTGTGGAGTAGTCGCTGGATACATTGATCCAGGAGGCATTAGTGCCATAGGCACTTTTGGTGTTGATTCTTGTTTATTATTTTCTCTATTACGCAGTTCTTTTTCTAATTCGGAAATGTCACTATCTGCTTGATCTGCCAATCTCAGATCATTATCCGCCTCATTTCCTATTAACTTTAGTTCATCACTTAATTCTTTTTGTTTTTGTGGAGTAAGAATATCAATCAATTCACCAAGTTTTCCGATTCCAATTCCTATGGTGTTAAAAACATTTCCAACTGCCTTAATAAAATCACTATTAAAGAATTCATTTATCTTTGCTATGATTGCTGGAAGTTTTTGAACTAGAGTACCAAGAACAATTAATCCCAAGAAGTCAAGTATTCTATCAAAAATACCTCTAGCAGGTGCGGTTACAGCACCTATAACATTGGAAAACCCAGAACCAATTCCAAGATTTCTAGTTTCTAATTTTTTCTCTTTTGATCCTATTGTTTGTTGTTTTTCAAGTTTAGAAAATAAGTTCTTTTTTTGAATTTTAAGACTTCTTAACTGTTTATTTGAGTTAATAAGATAACTTTTAATGTTGGTGACATTAAGTTTTAAACTTTCTACTTGATTTTCCATATCTTATCCGTACAACTCTATTCCATAAAGTTCTGGAGATATATCCATCCAATAATTAGCATAATTAACTGGAGATATAGTTGGAACTTCTGTTGCCTTACCCTGCATTTGAGGTATTTGTGGTGGTTTTGATGATTGCTTTGGAAGGACCATTGGTAAGAAGGTCATTCCACCAGATCCTGAAGATATATTCATATTAATATTAGCAACCTTTGGTGCTGCCGAAATTGATGGTGTTCTATTTGTTGTGGATGTAGACATTCTAAATCCACCACCACCAGGAGGTTTAGATGTTTTTTTCTTTAGAATATCATCCTTAAGATACTTATTGAAATCCTCTATGACTTTAGAGAATTCTTGTGAAACTTCTTTTTGATATTCAGAAACCCCAAGCAATTTTCGGATTGCCTGTGTAAATGTTATCCATAATCTTCCAGCGTTATCGTTAATATCCTTAAGAAGAGGTCTAAACAACATCGCAGAAGTTGTGCGAATAACTTCTTCACCAGGAGCAAGCATTGCTTTTACACTATCAACAAGACCAGATCCTTTTCCAGGAATAGAACCACCTTGAGAAAAACCCATTCCCATCGGGACTGATGGAGTTAAAATTGCATTTTTAAACGCAGACCCTTCCGTTCTCTTTTTCTTTTCTTCATCACTCAATCCAACTTGCCCACTGAAAGCATCACCTAAAGCGGTATCAAATTGTTTATCACCCATTATTGCCCTTACAATATCAGTAGCCAAAAATCCCCATCCAATTCCAGGAATTGCTGTTCCAAAAGAGAGCATAGCTCCCATTATATCACCGTCTTTCAATCTAGCGATCCCTTCAATAATCGCAATAGCTGATCCTAGAAAAGGTATTGCTTTAAGTGCTTTTCCACCAAGTTTTCCGGCGGCAGTGGTTGCAGTGCCTACTGCTGGTGCTGCTTTTGCTGTTCCCGTAAGTGCTTCAGGACCACCTTTGGTGAACATTTGTTGAGGACCTATCATTCCTCTTTTTAATAATCTAGTTCTATCTCCAATGTTTGATGTTCCTGCTATAAATTTAGAGTAAGAAGCATTAGATCTACTTAAGGAAGCGGGATTTTTTTGCCACCAAGGAATTTTTGGAAGTGTAGGAGATCCACCTGGAGTCTTAATTCCAAATAACTTACCAATTCTTCCTGGTAATTTGTATAAAAATTTACCAATTTTAAAAAGTCTTCCCACCCATTTAAAAACTTTATAACCAATTATAGCAATTACAGCAGGAACAAATGCTTTTCCTATCCAATAAAAAATACCGTCCAATAATTTACGATTATTTTCATCCTGCAACCATGTAAACGCAGAATTCAAAACAATACCAGTCAGAATTAAACTAAAAAACTCTTTAATTTTCTCAAAAACATTTTGAATTGGTGCGGTGACTTTACCAATTACTCCACCTAAAGCACCACCTATTTTTTTAGTTTCTTCTACAGATTTTTCTTTTTCGGCAAATTTTCTTTTAGATTCTGCCGTTTTTATTTTTTTAATTGCTTCCTTTTCTTCTGCGATTCGCATCGCAAAATCATAAGCAAGTTGTTTTTGTATTTCTACAAGAATTTTATTTGTTTCTACTAACGATTGTGATATTTGAGCGTTTGAAATATCAGTCTTTAAAGTTTCTGGACTAATTCTTGGTCTTACAAAACTAAAGGTCGTTCTTTTTAATTTTGGACCAGAGGTTGCCACAGCAGCATTACGAAGAACAGAAGACGAAATGTTCCTCGTACTTAACTTTGGTATTGATGGTGCTTTGTAGATCTGATTAATGTCCACTCTGCTGCTGTGCCTTTAGGTTTTCTTCTTCAATATGTTGTTCAAGCAGGGTCAGATATACTTCTCTTTCCCAAGGAATCATATTTTCAATCTCTGTTAATGAGTATTTATGGTGCTGCATCAAAGCAAAATTAATCTGATAGTATGACTCAAGACTAGTATGAGCCATACTCAACTGAAAAAACTTGCTAGACCCTCCAGAACAACTTCAGATTCTACTTTTGTATTTGGATTCTTGACCTTAATAGTATGAGAAAGTTTAGGCATTGTTACAAAAAAGTTTTCAATTTCTTTAAACTGTTTTGTATTCATTTGCTCTACAAAATCTTCCAACTCTTTCTTTGTACAATCTGAGGCACTCCAAGATTCTTCTTGATCATAAACCATATCAATACAAGAAATAATCATACTCAAAGATTTATTAACATCATTCACATCTTCATTGGTCTCAAAGTTATTTTCCACAAACTGCTCTAATGAAGGATATTTCATTTTCATTGAGAGAGTATCGTCCAATTTGATAATATTATTATGATTCTCATTTTTTTGAACCTTAATGTCATCAATCGTAATTTCCATCTTGACTTGAGTTTCCTCATCGTCAGGACAAGTCACATTAACCTCAACAGTTTCTCCAACAGACTTGGCACGAACATTTAGAAACAAATACTCAATATCAAAAGTTGAAAGATCAGATACTTTAACTGTCTTTGTAGAAATACAATCAGATAAAATTTGAACAATAGCGTTTGTAATTTGCTTCATATCTTCCGATTCTAATGCCATAATTAGAATCTTTTCTTCTCTGACTAGAAATGGACGGTATCTAATTTTCTTTCCAGTAGAGGGTAAATCCAACTCATATGTTGGTGTAGAGATTTTTGGTAAAGGCATAATGACCTATAGAAATTCAGTTGTGATTATTTATTACGCCAATCCTTCATTAGGATCTTGTCTTATTGGAAGAATTACTGTACCAGGTATTCTGGGATCTTTAAATGGTTCAGTCGCCGTAAGAGCTTTATCTCGTATTTCTTTCTCTATCAATCCAGTAAATCCTCTACTTACAACATATCGATCATAGTTAAAAGTAATGGTGACTTTTAATAATTCTGCGGGACCATAAGAGACTGGTATTGAAGTCAAACCTTTGGGAAAAGCATTGACAAAAGTATATGTCAATTCTCTATCATAATCTCTTTCAAATTTTGTTATAGTCATTTTTTGACACTTATAAAATTCAGGAAAGTTGAATCTTCTGTAGATATCTGTGTCAAGTCTGGTTGCCGCAGCAGGTTCTACGCCTTGTAAATTTCCTCCAGAAATATAATCCATCCAACCTTCAAAAAATCTCAATATAGTGTAGTCAGAATCAACATAAAAAGTTAGGTCCATATCGGTATAAAGCCGAGTATGAGCAAACTCTTGAGTTATTCCCATAAAATTATCCTTAACTTCTGCCGTAGCATAAGAAGTTGTGGGTAATGTCGCTTCAGAACATAGAAATCCTAATTTATTTTTAACAAATTCATTAATATCACTTAAATCCGAATAACTAGTTTGAAAATGAGTTAATAAGTTTGGTGAAGTGATGGGAATATCTACAAAATAGTAGTTTGTTTGAGATAAATTCCCAACCAATTCTCTCATTCTATTCATAGTAATTTTCTGAACAAGAGAATTTGCCACTCTAAATACCTTGTGCGATCCTTACATTATAAAGTATTTAGATGTCATATAAGGGAAAATACCAACCTTCGTTTCCTCAAAAATATAAGGGAGATCCAACAAATATCATTTATAGATCTCTCTGGGAACGCAAGTTTATGGTTTATTGTGACATAAATGAAAAGATATTGGAATGGGGATCTGAAGAAATGTTTGTGTGGTATCGGTCTCCAGTAGACAGCAAACCTCACCGATATTTTCCAGATTTTTATATCAAAGTTCAGGAATCAACGGGACAAATTAAAAAGTATTTGATTGAGATTAAACCAAAGAGACAGACTACACCTCCACCAAAACCAAAAAGACAGACTAAACAATATCTCTATGAGGCGTATGAGTATGCCAAAAATCAGGCAAAGTGGAAAGCAGCAGAAGAATGGTGTGCTGATCGTGGTTATGAATTTAAAGTTCTCACAGAAAACGAATTAGGTATTTGAGATGCCTAGAAAGACACTCAAGCAAAGACAAGAAAGTAATCCAACCGATGATAATGACAATCGGGT